TAAACGGTCAGGTGCCTTCACTGTTCAGGACTTCGTTGGCCGGTTTTGCATGAAGGGCGACGAATTGGAATTGATGATGGATGGGTCGATGATCAAGCACCGCAAAGTCCCAAATCATCGTTATTCTCGGGCATGGGTTCCCATTGAGGCCCCCGCTGGCACTGTTGACAAGAAGTCCGCAGATATTGAAAGCCCACCGAATCCCGACCGGTAAGATTCCTTCTGTTCTCCGTGCTAAAAGTATTGAGTGCTACACTACTTATGTCTTAATTTTTGAAAGGTTCTCCATGAAACCCAAGAGAGGCTCAGATGAGGTTCGCCGCGCAGCGGGGAAGCTTCGTCGCGCCATACGGTCTGTTTTACAGCGGCGACGTAACCGTCGTGGAACTGGCGGTATAGCCGACGAAAGCGTCAGGGACATTGTTCGAGAGGGCGGTGTTGCCCGCCGCCGAAGAGGCCAAGGCGGTCGACGCACCTTCGGGTAACCAAATCGATTTGAGGTCGCTTTAATGGCTCTAGTCACGAATACTGATTTAACCACATATATGGATATTTCTTTGTCCCTTCGACAGCAGGACGCTGCCGATACGGTGCTGTCTGGATTGCAGTCAGAACTGGAAGCTTATTTGGGGCGGAAAATAGAATCTGGATCTTTTGCCGAAGATCATATTTTGGATTCGAACGTTATTGGTTTATCTGGGGGAAGCGGTCCGTTTTCTGATCCGTCGCTGGATACAACGGAAAGCACATCTGGTTACGGGCAGGGGTTTTCAACTATTTACTTACGCGAATCCCCGGTTGCTTCGGTTGCCAGCATGACGGTGACCTCTTCTTTGGCGGGGAGTCCGACTACGACTCTTATCGCTGGAACAGATTATGTGGTTCGCCGATACGGGGTGGATCTTTACCGGAGTTACCCTAATAGTAAAGTTACTGTCACCTATACCGCAGGGTTGGATGGCACTTCGCTCCCGATTTTCAAGTTGATGATTTTACGCGCCGCAACTCGGGAAATGCAAAACATGCACGACGACGTTGTGGGCATCAAGGATTTGGAGCCACGAAACGTCGCTCCCGTGGAGGTCGGGTTCACGGAGAGGGAACTGTTGGCGGTTAAACGGTATCGCCGCATACGGGTCGCTTAAGTTATGGCAAGTGTAGATCTTGACGTTAGTTTCAACATAGATGAACTTGACGACGAACTTAAGGCGATCAAGAGGCGAAGCAAAAACTTTCGCTCCCCTTTGGAGCAGGTTAAGGAAGATTTAGAAAAGGCTTGGGCGGGGAACTTCGCTGCGAATGGTTTGCCTGTCGGCGGGTGGGCCCCATTAGACGCAGAGTATGGTTCTTGGAAGTCGGCGCATTTCCCCGGTGCCCCTCCGATGGTGCGGTCCGGTAAATTGTTTAAGAGTTTGGCTTCGCTACGAGGTGCTGGTAGCGAGATTGGGGCGCGGGGGGCATCGTTCGGCACGGATGTTGAGTACGCAAAGTTCCATCAGATGGGTACAACGCGTATGGCTAAGCGTCAAATCTTGTTTGAACCGGTTGGGGCCGCTCAGCGCTGGTCGGAGGCTATGGCTGACCATATGGCGGGTAAAAAAATTAGGGATGTTTTCTCATGACTTACGATTTAATGCATGGCGCCCAGTTCGCCAAACAGTACGTTAACGACTATTTGAAAACGGATATTCCCACACGGCTAGTTGATTACCGCAATGGGTGGGGTTTGGACTCAACCGTTTTGCCTGCTCCGGAACTGTTTTTGGTTCACGAGCCGATCGCTATCGATCATTGGCCTACGGTAATAACCGTGGCCATTTCAACGAATCGTTTTGAACGATTGGGGATGGTTTCTCATGGAACTAGCGCACGGAATCCTGAGTACAGGGTCGTCTACACGATGAGAACATATATTTGGTCTCGCACCGAAGGGTCTGAATCCACAACTATTATGCGTGACCGTCTTACTACTGTCATTCGTTCGGCTTTACTGGATCGTCCATGTCTGAAGGCTACGGATACTCGTGATACTTGGCAAGCCGAGATAGATGAGGGTTCGATGCGTGAGGAGTTTTCTGATTTAACCCTATTGAAGGGTGACCGCGTTATGGCAGGAGCCTATATCGGTTACGAAATGTCGATCAATGAGGTTGTGGCTCGAGCCGATATCGGGGTCGTTGGTTCGGAGGGCATCCAACTTGGTGTCAAAAATGTTAGGGTTAACGATCCTTCGCTTGATTTACCTACGGCTACCGACTACACAACCACGGGGGGTTCCTCCGAATGAGTTGCTTCTGCAAAGTATTGGACCGTGGAGAATCTGACGTTTTTTCTAAAGCGCATTTTCGCGACAACGGCGTGGTTGTGCATAGTAGGGTTCTGCATTCAATTGAGTCTTGCGCTTGTTGCGGGCACAGAATCGAACCGCTGACTAAAATGTTGTGCGCCGAAACTCCCCTCATCTCATCCGCCTTAAAATCCGGACACCTTGAGCTTCTTATGAGATTTGACGTTTCTGGTCATATCGTGGACATAGAATAGGGTACACTTGAACCATGGTAAACAAAATCTACGAAATCTTTAGTTCGGCGGAACATTCCAAAGCCTCAGATGCGGCAGCAAACGGCAGTATTGTTGTCTACAACATGGGGTCCGCTATCCGCGAAATCGATGCTGACGGGCGTTGCTTGCCCATCGGCCACTATGGCTGCTTGGCTAAAAGTAACTCAATCCTTGAAAATCTGGTCAAAGCAGGCTTCCTGCAACAGGTTGGGGGAGAAGCGGCGACGCCACAAAAAAAGGCGACACCCAAGAAAAAGCCATTAATCAGTGAAGTGGTAGCAGTCGAGAAAAAGGAAGAAAAAAAAGAAGTTGACCCAGACACAGAGGGTTAATGGCGGTCCCTTGGCAGGGGACCCCCTTTAGCCCCCTTGAGTCTGGTAATCTATAATCAATTAGTTGCACGGATGTGCAGCAGCGTTTTATACAATGAACAAGTGGCTTTCAACAATTGGGAGCCTCCAGCACGAAACGGGAAGGTCTTATGCCGGGCGTAGTAATCACCACAGCGGTTCGAACGGGTCCATCAAGCGACACGATTCAAGAATCATCTCAAGCATTCTTCTGCGGTTTGGCCCTTCGTGGGCCCAACGGTACGGCTGTTAAGGTAAACAGCACTGAAGAGTTTGAATCCACCTACGGCGGATACCAAGGATATTCTTATTTGCATCCCACCGTCGAAACATTCTTTGAGGAAGGTGGCACCCAATGCTACATTTCTCGAGTTGTCGGCCCAGCCGCCACCACTGGGACCCACACGCTTCTAGATTCGACACCAGCCGATTCGATGACCTTAACTGCCGCTGGTCCGGGAGACTGGTCGGCGAACATGGCGTTCACCGTTGAAGCCGGAACGATCGCCAGTAGCGTCATCGTTAAGCTCTCTTACTACGGTGTGCAGGTTTTCTCCACAGGGAACTGCACCACAGCGGACCAAGTTGTTGGAGCCATTAACAGCAGCGCCGTAGCGTCAAGGTACGTTGTCGCTGCTTCTCTTGGCGGCGGATTGCCCGCTGCCCTTTCTTCAACGCCTTTAACCTACTCGAGCGGCACCACCGCCGCGATCGACGACCGAGTCAACGTTACGGCCAACATTTACGCTGCCGGTTTAAACGTATTCAATCATGCTTATGGAACCGGGTGCGTTTCAATCCCAGAGTCGTCCGCCATAGGGGCGTACCAAGGTTTGATTGCTCACGCCAGCGCTTACAATCGGATCGCTTTACTGCATCCGCCTTCCAGCCAAACGGTGTCAGAAGCTGAAACCTTCACTGAAACCATCACCGCTACTGAAAGCAACCTTGAACACGCAGCCTGCTACTACCCTTGGATTAACGTTCCAACGTCAACCGTTGGCGTGTCCCGCTTGATCCCGCCTGACGGTTACGCCGCTGCGGCGCGAGCTCGCGCTCACAATCAGGTTGGCCCCCAACAAGCGGGTGCTGGTTTGATTTCTGACGCTCGATGGATAGTGAGCCCTGAAACGGAAATCGACAAGATTTCCGGCGACTCTCTTGATGTTGCTTTATGTAACGCCATCCGGATGATCAACGGTTCCCTCCGAATCTACGGTGCTCGTTCGTTGTCTGGCGATAGCACCAACTACCGGTACATTACCGGCCAAGATACGGTTAATGGGATCGTCACTGCGGCCAACAAGTCTCTCGAAGATTTGGTTTTCAGTGTCATCAGCGGGCGAAACAGTATTTTCGCAAGCGTCGAAGCGAAACTGGTAGCCGTTTTGGAGCCACTTCGCACCAGCGGCGCCCTGTATGAAGCTTTTGACGGCAACGGGAAACGCATTGATTTGGGTTACACCGTTGTTTGCAACACGAGCATTAACCCCGTAACGCAGCTCGCCGACGGCTTGGTAAAAGCTAAAATCGGAGTTCGCGTTTCGAGTGTCGGCGACAAAATCGAAGTCGATATTGTCAAATCCAACTTGACCAATTCGGTTGTTTAAGGAGATAAATAATGGCTAAGATCACACAGCGGCAAGTACTGGCAGACATTGCGCCGGTGCTCGACCTTCACCCCAAGTGGGAGGGTTTTTCTTTCGCTCAAGTGTCGGGCGGCGAAATTACCGCTTCTGTTGAGAAAATTTACGAGGGCGGCGACAAGTTCCCTAAGGTTCTGTGCGCCCCCTACGAGATTGGCGACATCACTCTCACCGCCCATTACGACGATGACCGCATTGAAAGTGATCAGGGTGCAGGTATCGCTTTGAAGATCCAACAGTTGCGTGGTTTTGTTGGTCAAGCGTATTACAACATCAATATCAAAACTACTGATTGCGATATTGATGTTCGGAAACTTGACCGCACCTACGCAAATGCTTTGTTGGTCGGCATGACCGAAGCTGAGGGCGATGCCTCTTCGGGCGCTCCCGCTACGTTTGCTTTAACGTTTGCAGTGCAGGGCGTCAACTCTTAATTTCATAGTTGGGGAAGAGTTCTCCCAGTTCCGGGTTTACTCGTGCTAGTGTGTCACTTATGACTGACCCATTATACGAAAAGCCCGAGGGGGAAACCCCCATTCCGGAAACGGAAAAGAAAAAAAATCCCAAACCTTCCGAAGGAGTGTTACCTCCCGAAGAAAAAGTTTTGGATCGTTTAAAAACGCTGATCTCCGCTAAGGTGGAGCGCCCCATTATCTTTTTGGAAGTCCCTGAACGCGAAAACGTGTTTCTTCGGGTTAGCCCAAACATTACTCAAGCCCAAATGAAGGCTTGGCGTCGCAATGCGGGCGAAGAGTCCAAAAATGGACTTGACCCTGCGCGGTTTGCTTGCCAAGTAATTGGGCAAACTTGCGTCGGTATCATCATGGACGACGAAGAGGTTTTCGACGAGGCTGGCAATGCTCTAAACTTTGCCGCTCCTGAGGTTTTGGAGATGACTAACGCTGCGCGACCAGTTCCGGATGCTGTTCGCAATTTTTTTGGAACTGATCCGCATGTGGAGGGGGCAGCATTGGCGATTCTTGAAGCCGCTGGCTATGGCGACACCGTTGATACGGTGGACCCCACGAGTCTATCTTCGATGATTTAAGTAACCACGGTGCGGTAGTTAATGCCGCACGGTTGTCGGAGGTATTTCACACAAGCCCCTTAGAGCTTCTAGACTGTACGGATACTGAGTGGTTGATCCTTATGGCTTGTGCTAAAGTTATAGAGCGAGACCGCGAAGAATTAGAGCGTCAAAGAAAGTTGGGTTCCAACTCTTAACGCTTTGATTATCATACCCCGGAGTGCTTTAGAATGGCCAGAACAGACCTTACGGTTGACATTGATGTTAAGGGTTTTCGCCGTCTTAAAAAGCTTCAACGGGAGCTCATAAAAACTAAAGTTGCGTCTATGGCGTTGGGTAAAGCCAACGTTAAGGCGGGTAAATCCCTTACGGATGTTTTGAATGGGTCCGATGGCAAGTGGAAACGGTCGTTTAATGATTTAGATAAAATTGTTAAGAAATTCGGTACTGCCACTTTGGGTGGGTTGCGACTTGCTATGAAGGCTGCTGGTGCCGAGATGGGCCTGATGGCTTTATCTTTAGTCGCGTTGCATGGCTTGTTCGCTGCTGGTCAGGGCATCATGAAGGCATGGGAGGGAACTCTTAATGTTCTTAGTGGCGCTGCTGCGGGGGCTGCGGTAGCTTTGTCTACGGTTGCGGCTGCGATGCGCGAACAGCAGGCTGCGATGTTTGCTTTTCGTGGTGCAGGCATGAAGGGGTATGACCAGTTTGGGTCGAACATAAATAAAGTTCGTGTCGTGATGCGAGGGTTGCATACGGATACGAATCTTGCTGCTGTCGGGGTTGAGAATCTTAACGCTGCTTATGCTGCGGTGTCGAAAGAGTCTACGTTTACTCGTGGTTCTCAAACAATGCTGCGAGGGTTGATGGATTTCGCTTCGGCTGGCCAAAGCATCGATAAGGGAATGGGTTCCGCTGGTTCTCTGATCGGAACGTTGCAGGATCCGAAGAAATCGTGGAGCGAAATTAAGGCCGCCGCGGAAGCAATGGGCCCTCAAATGAAGAAAGCGATGAAGGAAGCCACGAAGCAGGGTATTAATTCTGGGGCGGAACTTATTGAGGCTATCAATAGTGGCCAGTTGGCGATCATGGGGGGCGTTGAGGGGCAATGGGATGCGGTTAGTGGTACTTTGATCAGTAGTTTAAAAGGGGCGTTTAATGTTTTGCGTAATGATTTTGCTGATTTGGGGCAACAGTTTATTGGTCCTGTGAAGGAACAGTTTTTAGCGGCGGTTGACACGTTTCGCACTGGGATGGTTCGAGTGTGGGGGCCGTTGGTCCGGTTT